TTAAGCTTGGTAAGCCTCAGTCTGTAGGTGGATGGGAAGAGAAGCTTTACCAAGACTTTGACGATTTGCCTAGAGATCTAAACGGTATAGCAAGATCTGTATTCCAATGGGTGTCAGGTAATGGGAGCTATTACACATTAGTAGGAACTACATGGAAAGTATATCTTATACATGTAAATACTGTATATGATGTAACTCCACTCAAGTCTGATAATCTTAAAATACTAAGCCCAGTTCTCCCTGAGACCAACGACTACAGCTTCCCTGCATTCGAGTATAATGCTACAAATAAGACTGAAATATGGGTTAGGAAAACAGTCTCAACTATCCCAGGTAATTTTGCAAGAGTTAGAACTGAGTGCAAAGCTAATGACGTAGTTAATTACAATAATGGTTTCTGTATGATAAAGGATTTATTGTTCACTGAGCCAGGGCTTGATGTATTGCCCGTGGATTTTAATTCTGGATACAAGGGATCAACCCAGCAAGGGAAACCCAGTAACGATGATGGATGGCATCTATTCAAGAAGGATAACTTCGACTATTTTAAAATAGATGCAGAGATCGGTGATATGCTCAGTTTCAAAACTAGTACTACTGATGGTGCTAACAAAATCAATCAAGCTCAAACAACCAACATAACAATATTGACTAACCCCAGTTTCAAGCCAAGGGAGGGAGATGTTGTACTAATTAATGTAGGTTTTGATTTTGAGCTAATACAACTAGGAACGGATGTGTCTACTACCGCAAATGTAACATTGTATGGCGATTCTACAATCCCTTGTGTGAGGGGTATGTTTGGAACTAATGATAAAACATGGAACCCCACTGTGCCAATACCATTGGTTATGCAGATGTATGAAAGGAAATTGAACCTCCAGCCTAATGATAATACTGCTAAGATATGGTATAACATAAACCCTGGGTTAGACAGAGAAATATCAGTAGTGGCTACATCATCCTGGGGTATTGGTGGCTGGGGCGATGGGCTATGGGGAGGAGCTGGACTTATACCAGCAACTGCTGAAACTAGTCTAAGGTTCTGGAGCTTCTGTGCTAATGGTGATGATATAGTAATGAGTCCAACAAATGGAGAGATATACTATCTATCACTAAAGAATATAACTGGATCGGCAGACACTATTCCTGATACCGAGGATGTTAATACTAGGAGAGTAAGGACACTTGGAGAACAGGGTGAGTTCAACGGTGTAACACCAGTGAAAATACCTACCGTAAATGGTGACATATTGCTAACCACACTTAGTGGGCATTTAATATCTTTCTCCACACAACATTTCTCTGGTGGCAACCAGACTGAGGTTAGCCCCATACTTGTAAGGTGGTCTGATAATGACTTGAATGATCTTAACATATTCGATTGGGGCCTAAGGTCAACCAATACCTCTGGAGGGCTGGTACTCAATAGCGGATCAACTATTAATGGTATGGTAGAAACTAATAGAGAAGTTCTTATATGGACAGACGTTTCTATGTATAGTCTGAGATACGTTGGTCCTCCTTCCGTGTTCACGCTTACATTGATATCAAGTAACGTAAATCTTATAGCAAGACATGCATCAGTAGTAGTTGGTGGTGAAGTATTCTTTATGGGGATAGACTCATTTTACAGTTACAAGGGACAGCTATCAATGATCCCATGTACTGTTTCTAACTTTGTCTTTGACAATATAAACACATCGCAGAAGGATAAGATATATGCATTCCAGAATGAAAGATTCTCTGAGATAAGCTGGTGTTATCCGTCTGCTAATTCTTTTGAAGTAGATCTGTATGTTACATATAACTACCTAGACAAGGTTTGGTATACTGGAAGTTTTGATATGATTCCTGTAGAGGTATCAGGGGTTCAAGGTGGAGCTGTCACTGGATACAATAGAACATCATGGATTGATGCTAACCTTGAGGAGACTCCAGTTTCAACCTACATAAAGACATTCGACTTGCAATCACAGCCACAAAATCTAACGACAGGCATAGTGGCTCATGATACTGGTTATGGAATGGTTTACCAAGGAGTAAGTCCAGAACCACTAGAGGCATTCATAGAGAGTGGAGATGTTGGGCTGGACGATAGTGGAACTGTATTCTTCATGAGGAGATTCTTGCCAGATATATACTGGACAGGCTCTGCTCCTAACATAGAGGGAGATGGGATAGACATGGTGTTTTCGTCAAAGAAGTACCCAGACTCCTTTGCTCCTACGTCAATGAGTAATGCTAAGGTATTTGAGCCAACTGAGTACACAAGTACAATTGGTACTGGTAATCCTGTACCCAGGGATGGTAAGTATGACATAAGGGGTCGTGGTACTACATTCTCCATAAAGCTAACATCTTCTAGCCAGAACTATGGATGGAGAGTTGGTGACGTTTCTGTTGATATAAAGCCTGATGGGAAGAGATCATAGTGAGTATTACTGGAGTTGAGAATCTATCTTCTGCCTCGGAAGAATATGACAAGGCAAATGAAGATGAATTTAGATTCATGCTTCAGCAGATTGTTGATAGACTAGATAGTAAACTTTCCTCTGTAGCAGCAGGTGTAGGGGAAGAGTCATTAAGTTCCAATTCAAGATTATCACATGTCAGACCAAGTGTAGGAGTAAAAACATATCCTGACCAGAGCGGTTCAGCTCCTGTAGTCCTAGAAGATAACAACTACTTCTTTGGAAATTGGGAAGGTTTCAGCATAACCAAGTCTATACCAGTACTTAATCAGGTTCCAATATGGTTTGAGAAGGTATCATTCTCTCCACGGCAAATAACGTCACCCGTTACATGGGTTCAGGAAGTAGTTTCACCAAAGGTGATTCCAGTGAATCAAACACCTCCAGCAGCAGCTTTATCATTCGGCAGTGAATTTAAATATCAGGGAGTTTTCCCTGAGAGTGGAGAGAAGTATTTTTTAGTCAACTGGAGTCTCGGCCTAGTGGGTTACTCCTACATAAAAGGGAATTTTGTAATTGCCGGTTTGACAATGGACACTACTCCAACCTATAACGGTCCAATTAGGGTTGATACACATGTGGACCTACCTGGGACTTATCAGGTATCGCAAGGTTTGGGTTCTGGTTACGAATATTTAAATGGGTACTTTTACCTTGGTACTCAAACATGCTCTGGAACTGCTATAGTAAAGATAAAGGATAACGTGTTGAACGGAACTCAGACTGGTATAGTGGACAGACTTGGGTTTCAATGGGCAATGGCGAATAATACTCAAGTTGATGCAATACCTAATCCATATAATGTTCAAGCCCTTACACCATACGCTGATGGCTTTCAAATTTCAATAGTACCCCTGGGGAATGGATAATATAAAATGGCTAAAAGTTTATTAGATATCATGATGATACAGTATATGGAAAACCTCATCCAGACCCCCGGTGATCGTACGCTCATAACAGAATCTCAACTTATTAAACAGAATTATATAGAATCTGGATTAATTGTTATTGGTAAACCTACTCTAGATGAAGCATTAGATGCTAGTGAATTAGAAGTACAAAGAATGCTCAATGATGGTATTAATTTTAGTGGAATCCGGCTTAAACTACCTAAAGAAAAATCTAAAAAGGACACTAAATAGATGGATAGGTATAAAATACTAGGTAAGGTGAACCTAGCTCAACCTAGCACTTCACTATTGTACACAGTACCGTTACCTACGGTATTTGAGAATACAGATGTAGGGCCAAGGACAGATGCTACAGTTCTATATACTATAGTAAGCTCTATTATAATATCTAATCAAATTCAGACTAATAGTTACTTCAGTATAGCTGTACTGGACGATAGTTCAGTACCGAGTCCAGTACCTGCTGATTACATATTTAAAACTATACTATTAGAAGGATGGGTTACAATGGTTGTAAGCCCAGGTATAACATTGCCATCTATCCCGCAGGGAGCAGATTTATTACATGGGGCAGCTCTATGGGTAAAATGCGATACGGGAAATGTAACAGTTCAAGCTTATGGAGCAGAAGTAACTCAATGAAAGGTATAGATTGATATGATAGAATGGGAAAAGTACGCACCTAAGAACAAGAGCAGTACTTCTAAGTTCAGGAATGAATTTCCTAACAAGAAAGAAGCTGAGGACATAGCTAAGAAGGGTCGCTTCGGTGACACTATGATTATGCATGTCAACCCAGCAGAGGTTGAGCTTCTTGCACAGTTTGCCCCCGGTGGGATAACTATTAATCCAGAGACAGGTCAACCAGAGGCATTCTTGCCATTACTGGCTGGGCTTGTACCTATGATAACTGGTGCCCTATCAGCTATAGGGCCTGCTATAATGACTGGAATTGGAGCCATAGGTACTGGTCTTAGTGCCGTTGGTGGTCTGGCTATGAGCGGACTTAGTACTATTGGTGGTGCTTTATCCAGTGCTGGGTCTGGGATAGCCGGTCTCTTCGGCGCAGGGGCAGGAGCAAATACAGTCGGTGCCACCGTAGCACCTGCTGCTGCTGAAGCTCTTACTGCTACTGCTGCTGCACCTACCCTTATGTCTACGACTGCCATACCGTCAGGTGCTTCATTGGCAGGTACATCTGGTTTAACATGGGGTCCAGCAACCGCAGGAATGTCTTGACAACGGGTCAATTGGCTAGTCTACCAAGTACTGCTACTCAATTCCCTGGACTTGCCAATGTTGCGGTACCGGACATCACGAGCGCTACTAACATTCCAATTGAGTCCGCTTTGCAGAGTTACCAAGCCCCTGGTATCAACGCCACACAGTATGCCGAGTTACAACAGGCTAAGGCCCTGCTTAACCCTGCTGCGCTTACTACTCCACCTGTTGTACCACCTGTAACTCCAACCGTTACACCAACTTGGGCAGGCTCTCCATTGAACCCTGCTAATATGGGAGCTAACCCTGCTTTCCCACCCACTACTGGCCCATGGAATCCAGCTCCCGTTTTTCCTGTGCAGATCGGAAGAGCACACGTCTGAACTCCAGTCACCCGTCCCGATCTCGTATGCCGTCTTCTGCTTGAAAAAAAA